GACAAAAACCGTTCTTGTCCTATTAAAATAAAGGCTTCATATTCCTTTAAAAGTTGCTTTGTGTTATATTAAGGGCATAAAACAAAAGGCATTCTCTCATGGACCAAATCTACTCATTCTTAAAAGAATTCAATCTACAAAATATCCTTAGTTTGTCCTTAATCGTTTGGTATTTCACTAGAGATCTTAAAGTCTCTATTGACACCTTAGACAAAGATGTACGTGCCATGAACACTCGAATCGGTCGATTGGAAGGCACCGTCTATGGTAAAGACGTTTATAAACACATTGACAATCTACAGGAGTAATTATGCTCATCCTTATCGCTGGATTCTTAATCCTTGCATTTATCGATCCAATTATGGATTTCTTTTTTGCTTAAAATTCTCCTTCATAAACTTCTAAATCATCCATAATTTGTTTTATGAATTGATCGGGACTTTCAAATTCATCGCTAACTAATTCATTGAGTTTTGAGAATTCGGCTTGCATGTTTTTGAAAGAACCTTTCGCTGCATTTTTAATGATATGATTATAAGCAGTACGTGTTGCGGGGCGCGATAAAAGGTACCCTTTGATTCTTTCGGCAATCGGCTTTGCGACATAAAGCATTCCTGTCATCTTTCCAGTTGATCCAAGAATGAATGGAGCTAAAGTCCCCCATGTCAAAGCTTCCTTCGCAAACTTTGGAGACTTTAATAACTGATCTGTATGACTGATAGCCTTCTCGCCATATTGTGCAATCTCTTTAAGTTCATTGACGCCCTTATCTCCTATATCCCTTCTAAGAATTTCACCCTGTCTAGAATTTAAAACCTGTGAAAGTTTTTTAGGATTATATTCACCGTTAACAAAAGCTTTATCGATTAAAGCTTCAGAACGTTTAATAACCGACCGCTGATTAAAAATATGGTTAGCTTCTTTAAATGAATTTGCAAGGTCGCTTCCCCCTTCTTTTTCAAGAGTGTTTCGAACTGAATTGTTAAGAAAAGCGTAAGCGTTTCTAACAGCTTCTTCTCTTCCTGAAAACTCGGGCTTTCTATAAATCCCTTTAACATTTGAATTGTAATTTTTATGTTGCTTAATCAATTCTTCTGCTGAAATCTCTTTAGGAATTCTTGCTTTAGATTGAGGATTTAAAGGCTGTCCATTTGGCCCTAAAATTACTGCTTGTTTTTTTGGTTCAAGGGTTAAAGCTTTAGCTTCATCTTCAAGAATACTCATGTAAGTTTTTTCTGCATCACTAGGAGAAGGAGCTGTTTTCTTTATAGTTGCAATTTCTTTTTTGATATCAGAAACGATATCTTTAGTAGGTATAGGCTTTTTATGAGCTGCTGCAAGAGTCTCTACTTTTTGATAAGCATCTTTTTCAAGTTGACTTAAGTTAAAACCTTGAGAGCGCAATTGTGCTAAAGGAATTCTTCCCTCTAAAACCGCCTTTGCTGCTTGTTCAGAGTTAACTCCTAGTTCTTTCATTATGGCTAATTCACGAGCTTTAGCTACCTTTGGGGTAATAATTCCCCCAGGTGGTTTTGTCATAAATTCATAGAAAGGAAGTCCATGTTTATCAGCAACTTTTCTAAGAGCTTCAGCTTCTTTTGTGAAGACTCGTGCACCTTTTTTTAAAGCTTGAGTGCCTCCACCGACGACATCTCCTGAGATATCGGCAACAGTTTCATTTACTCCAAGGGCTTTTAAACCTTCTGTTGTGCCTCCTGCTGCGGCTCCAGCTAATAACTTACTTAAACCACTCCCTTTAGTTAATGAAGCAACTGTGGCAGCTTTATTGACGAATTTACCTGTTTTAGTTGTTGGTTGTAGGTTAATTCCTGTAGCATTTTGAATAGCTTCTTCAAAAAAACCTTGTGTGGGAATATATTCCCCTAAACCTGTTACAGTTTTTATATATGCATCTCGATCAAATGGTTTTCCAGCTTTTGCAAATGATTCTTCAAGCTCATCAATATCTGACAAGCCTTCAGCCATCATTCCCAATTTCAAGACATCCATAGGCCATGAAAAAGCTTGCGCCGTTCCTCTAATTCCTTGAATGGCGACATCTTTAGTCGTTTCCCACCATGAGGCTTCTTGCGCTTCTGGGGAGTTGGAATATTCATCAAGATTAATAGATGAATTATTAAGATCATCATCTGACATTTGATCTTGTTCTTGCGAATAGGAATCTAAATCAATAGCTCCTAAATCTTCATCATCATCTTTAAATTGAGGATTCATTAATAAATACTCCATCCTCTTTCGGTTGCTATATTAACTTTAGATTTTGGCATAGCTTTAAATGTTCCATCGGGACTTTGCATTAAAACTGTATCGCTAAATTTTTCGGGATTCTTAGCCATTTGATCCATGTATTTTGAAGCTGTATCCAAATCATTTATCTTCTTAATGATCATCTGTTCTTTCCCAGCAACCTTATTATCAGCTACAGATAAAATATCTGAATAACTTGCGTTTCTTCCGTAAGTTTTTAAGCCATCTTCAAGAGTTACTCCGTGTAAAGATTCCAAATCATTCATTAATTGCATTTGCTTTAGAATTAAACGTCTACCATCTGCTGTGTTCATAAGTGAAGGCAGTCTAGATTTAAAAGCTTGGACGTCGAAGTTAGTGACTCTTGCACCAAAATAACCTTTGGCATCTATTAAGAAGTCGTTAAGCGTTTTAACGTAATCTTGAGTCTCTTTATTGACGATTCCCGCAATCTGTGCCGCAGCATAGGGTTCCCCCGTTTCTGGGTTTATTACCAATCTTCCTGCACCATCTGGAACTTTATCGCTTAATTGAGCTAAACGATTTAATCGGATACCAATACCTCTATTTGCATTGGTCTTCTCTCTTGTTTGAGCTAGAAGCTTGTTATTCTCTTTTTGGTTTTGATTGGCCCACTTAACTTCTTCGGCAGGAGTCATCTTTGGAGGGGCGGGAATTTCTGGCCATGCATCCTCATCTATTGGATCAGCTTCGTTAGAAAAAGAATCTTCGATACCTAATTGACCTTCGGGTGGTTTATCGCCTGTTCCAACCACTCCATTTTTTGTGGGAGCTGTTATAGGAGCATTTTCGGGACCAGCTTTACCTTTTCTTAATCCTCTGCTTTTAAGATCATTATGTTGTCTATAAATTATCTGTTGCACACCAGGTGTGGCTTTTAGATATTCATCTGCTTCATTTTCAGTAAATCCTTCGTCTATTAAACTATTACGTCTTTTCTCCGTTTCTTCTGGGGAAGGCTCTTGTTTTTTATTTAATTGCTTTGAAGCTTGCTTTTGAAGTTCTTGATTGTGTTTTTGAAACTGCATCAACTGATTTACAGCTTCTACTCTTCTTGTGGGAGAAATATCTGGACGAGTTTGAATAGCTATGAGAGCATCTTCGAGATTTCTCCCATCTCTTTGGTATTTTCCATAAATATCTTTAAGAGCATCTGTATCTTTTTCATTAATTTGATTCTCTCTTTGTCTCTTACTGAAAGAAGATAGAGTCATCTCCAAAGGTGTTGGCTCTGTATCTTTTGGGGCATTAAGATTGATTACTTGTGCGCTTGGCATAGTTCCTACCTTCCAGCGTAAGCTGATCCGTTTGCGTTAATTCTGCTAGTTGAGGGATTGGAACTTCCTGACGTTCCAGCCATACCAGATCTCTTGCTACTTAAATAATCAGCAAACCATTCCCCAGCTTGAGGAGCAATAGAGCCTAAAATCTGATCTATGCCGCTCTTCTTTTCTGCTCCTGGCTGCTCATATGCAAAAGTTTGCAAGTTAAGCATGTTGTTAATGCCGTTAATTCGGTTCGTATTGGCCTGCTGTTGACCTTGAAATACGTTAGCTGACCTTTGGGCGTCTAGATTCTCTTGAACGTCTCTACCAGCCCGCGATAGGGCTTCTCCAGAATATGAACTATTCATTAGGTTGTTTTTACGATATTGACCTGTGATTCCAGGGATAATGTTTTCTTGGAAATTACGGTATGCGGGACGTCCTACAGTCTGATCGAAAACATTGTTATAGCCTTCAGCATCGAAGTTATACATGTCTGCCATTGGGCCTTCCCCTCTAAGAGCATCCATGGTTGTTCCATAAAGCTTCTGTTGCTGAGGATCTAATGTGCTAATAGGTTTTGGCTTCTTTTTCTTCTTCTTTTTAGATCCAAAAAGACTTGATACTCCGCCAATAATTGCACCTCCTGCTGTCCCAATTGGTCCAAATGCTGAACCAGTTGCAGCTCCTGAAACAGCTCCAGTTGCCGCTTGTCCCCAATCATATTTAGCCATATTTCCCCCTTAAGTAATTTGACTCCAGGTCACAGCATTTGATGTCGTCCGACTGGTCATTATCCAGGCGGTATCTGTATCCGTACGGACATAAATGTCTGCAATTTCAAAATTATTATTAAAGTCGGAGTTCGCAGGAGGGTCGACATGGGGCTTTCTATCCCCGTCAGTTGTGTATTTCGATATCTTCGTATTCACTACCTGAGCTGTATCTGTATAGGCTGTAGATAACTGTCTTGTAAGCTCAGGGTTTTGATTTTTTAGGGAGCTTCCCCAATTGTAATTTGTGATAAGAGTGACCATCAGATCAATCTCCCGCAAGGCGAAAATCCTGGCATTGTGGCTTGAATATTAACCTTAGCTCCTGCCTGCTGATTTCTCAATCTAAACTGTATAAACTTGCCCGTTTGATTGATAAACACCTTGTACCACTTCTTGCTTCCATCTTCAAAAGTCATGTTAGTCATGTTCCCTTGATAGGGATCTTGAGACATATTGTTCAACTGAGTCTTATGTCCCACATCGTTTGTGATAATATCTATGCTCATTTTAGCAGGTTCTTCTACGCCGACATACCCTCCAGAGGTGTAAACTCCATAGGCTGTTGAGTCGATGCCGTCGAGAGAAAAAGACGTAGAGGTTAACACCGTGATAAAGGCTACTTTGCCATTTAACTGTGTCATACCTCCAATGCCAAAAAAATTAACTTGATCTCCAGTGCTAAGATTGTGAGCAACTTCAGTGAAGACTACACATGGATTTGAGTTGGTGATCGTATCTATGATAATGTTTCTTTGTAGAGATGTGCCTGATGAGTCCACATACATGTAAAGCCATCCGCATCTAACCTTTTTATCTTGGTCGGCAAAGGGATTAAACTTCTTGAAAAGAGCCTCGAATGGGATGACCCGCGTTGCCTCACCACCAGAAGTGTAGGCTGTAAAACTTGTGGCAGGGACAATTGCTGTTGACACATCCAATCGAAAGACATTCGGGCTCACTATTGAAACGATTGGAAATTGCTGGTTATTGACTTCCTGCATTCCACCTATAGCTGTAAGATAAATATAGTCAGCTGATAAGTTTGGATCTGAATTAGCGTTGCTGGCTTCGTTTTTACGGAAATTATTAAAGTCAGTTGTCACTTCTATTGTGGATGCATCTATAACAGTGATGTTATAAATCCTAACAGGATTATCTTCTGACTCTGTAACAGCCAGCCTCCAGATCTCACCATTCTGGCCTCCACCGACACTAAAAGGGATACTTGCATCGAATCCAAACGAATTCCAGTTACCATAAACAGCCGCAAATGCTTCCCAGTTAGGATAAATTAACAGATCATTCCAAGTAATACCTGGGGGAGTTGTAAAAGTTCCCATGCAAGATAATGGAAGTCTATAGGTTGAGTAGTTGTCTTCTTCGTAGTTAGTGCATAGAATTCTTTTAGAAGTCTCTGATTTAGGTGGAGGATAAATAAGAAAATGATCCCTATCGGCATCTACCGTTCCCGCAAAACATAGAGGGAAATTTGTGCCATCAACTTCTTTGTAAGTGAAATCTGGGATATCATCATCTTGCCTTTCAACACGATAACCATCAGAGATAATTAAACCGCGTCTAGAAGCCGCAGAAGTTCTGTTTAAATAGGTTATTGCACTAAAGGCTGCATCTGATCCCCTAGACTCATCTATCTTGTCTATGACGAAAGGAGTGGTGTCGTTGCCCGTGTATTTCATCACCCATGTGCTAGTCTCTGTAAAGATGATAAGATCATCTCTATTGAATGCAGCACCTTGAATCCATGAGCCATCGGGGATGTCAATAACACCCGCACCAGTGGCAGATGTTCTGAAGTCGTCTGAATTTGCACCTGTGCCAGATATTCTTATTCTCTTAGGATATACCACACCATTTTCAGTTGTTCTAAGAAAAATTAACCTATCCTTCATATCCACAGCCCATAATGCTTTTAAAGCTGTAACTGCAACGGGAACTGCATCAGTTGTGAGCATGTTGTAAACATAAGCTCCAACCACAGTCCCGTCATACTGCTGAACAACATCGAAGTTGTTTGTGAAAATCAACCTGGGGACGCTAGTTGCATCTGCATAATTTACCCAAGAGAAGAACTGAAACTTATTCCCTGTATAGGGAGTTGTAGTGATATCAACCAAAGTGTTGTTGGCGGCGTTGTATCGATTGATGTACTGCGTATCTGCTACAATCAATTCCTTGACGTTTGCAGAAGTGATGTATGTTGCCACCATCATAACTGGGTTGCCAGGCATGAAGCTGTAGGTAAGGAGAACGGTTGAAGCAACTATTGGTGCCAAAGTAAATGTTACCGATATTGCACCAGTAATATAATTTATAGTTCCAGTTCCCGCACCTGTAAATCCACCCACTCCATTATCTGTTAATACTTGAACGGGATTAGATCCTGTAACAACTACGCTTCCCCTGGCAATTTGAGCCGTTGCTGTAAAAGTGAATGTTCTATTAATACCGTTAATTGCTCCAGTTGTAGGAGCAACAGCGGTTAATGTATGGACGATCCTTGATTCTCTGTAGGGCGCACCACCCTTTTCACCTGTAGCAAAATAATTATACCCTTCTCTTTTAGACATAACCCCGCGATACACAAACCCATCAAATAGATCTTCTTGTGCATCATCTGGAATTAGCCAAGGCTGTAGCCTTTTTTCTAATCCAGTTGAGAAGTTAGCTATAAGATAAGGAGTATAACTCATGGATTAGACTCCACTATGATGAAATAATCTACATCCAAAGGTGTGGTTGAATTATTTACTACTCTAAGATTATTACCATTGATAGATGCTGTAGCTTGTCCACCACTAGCTCCGCCTTGTTTAATAACAAAAAGACCTGCTGCGTTTGTCGATCTAAAAAATCCATAATAACTATATAAATTTGTAAGAATAGAATTTTTATAATTAACAAATATGCTTCCAAAAGATCTTTGTGGAATTGTGTAGATAGTCCCTGAAGTTGCCCCTGCTGCTAATGCAACACTTCCCACAACTTTAGAGGGGGTTGGGCCTAAAGGAGTAAGTTGAAAGTCGTCTGTCCCATTATAAAACCTAAGCTGAGTCTGTCCATCAGCATCAACCCACGCGTAGGCTAAACCATTTGTTCCCGCAGGAAGATCCCCTGGCACGGCTATAGGATGAGTAACCATTGTGACTTGTCTATGCACACCATCATTTGCAGCAGCAGTGTCATTAAATACATGGTCAGCATTGATGATAGTCTTAAGCCGCGCGTAGTTGTTATTGTTCTGCGCGGGAAAAAGACCTGGAGACTGATTTGCATTAGGTACGTTTGGATCAAATGTCATGTTAAAACTCCGGTGAAGGACGTTGATTTTGATATTGTGATACTGTCCTTGAATAGACTAATGCACGATATCTTTGATAAGCTGGCCAGATCTCTCTCCACTTATCCATCTCTCCAAAGTCTGAGAAGATGTCTAAGGCAGCTCCATAGCAGATATAGCGATAGAGATAATCTTGATTTAGAACACCGTCAGTGATTTGAATCTCTACCTGATATGCAGCCATTTTTATGAGGTAATCGGTATCCGGCGGACCCCTGAAAGTAAGCTCGTTATTATAATAGAGCACATACGTAGGTCGTTGAGGAGTATAGGTTTGAGTCTCTGGCCAAATTTGATAAAATTCTTGTGGAGATTGATACCAAAAGACAGGAAATCCGTTAGCATAGCAAGGAGGCTCCAAGGTTGAAGCCCCCACTTGACCATCAATTAATGTGATAGTCTGAAGATCTACAGGAAAAGGGTTTGTAGATAGGGGTGAAAGATTAAATTCATACCACGTTCTATTCTTAAATATTCGAATGTCTTGGGTAGATTCTAGCTGAATAAAATCCTGAAGATATTGAAGCATGATAGCATCAGTAAATTGAGGATCAGAAGCATCTACACGCCCCGTGACATTTCTTAGTATTAAAATTAAATCTGCCCCAGTCTTAACCATATATCCCCTTACAGAAGCTCAAGTGCATGACATGAGAAACGATTGCGCTCCCCAACTTGTTTAGTCTCTGTGCGAACATCGCCACCATTTTCTACTTTCACTTCCGCAAAAACAGGTACTGCTAATCTGTTAAGAAAACGAACAACAGGCAAAGGAAGTTCGTAAGTACATCCAGGTTTTAATTGACCTTTCCAATCAATCTCGTTATTTCTGACATGAACCTTAAGCACGTTTTCTGGTTGATCAAAACGCTGAAACTTCACCTTTATTTTTTTATGAAAGGATTCATCAGGGACTTTAACCGGAATTGGTGGGTCACATCTTGGATTGTGTTTTTTTGCTTCTCTAAAAGCTTTATGCGCATGAAGATTCCATGTTTTGTAATCTTCAATTGTCTTCAGCTCAAAAGTATCAAAGTCGAATGGCAATGTGCTTTCGGCTTGTTCTGATTTTGTTTCTAGTTTTTTGCTCATTAGTTCCTCTTTCTAGGAGGTGCTATACACCTCCTGAGTTAAAATATTTGCTGTGCACCTTCTTGTGACAAGGTATGCATAGCCAGATTACTTCTAATGGTTTCTGATAATCATGGTGATGAGCATTGAGCTTATCCCCACTCCCGCAAACTTGACATTGGTCAGGCTTGCTTATCTTTCCATTTTTAACACCTCTAACGACTGCTTGATGGGCAGCGCATTTGTGTTTATTTTTTTCTTTCCATTTGTTCATTGCTTCAGGATTTGAACTACCATATCCTGATCTATTTCTAGCTTTGGCTAGAAAATCTTCTCTATTCTTCCAATAACGCTCTCTAGCCTTTCTATTAGCCTCTTCTTTATTTAACTTTCTGACTTCCTTTCTTCTTTCAGAAAGCTTTGAAGCTATTTCTTCGTACTTTTCTCTGGACCTTTCGTTTTTACATTCTTTACAGACTGTCCTGTATGAATTACGATCGGTTCTAAATTCAAATTCATTTTGTTCTTTTTCTTTCTTACACTTTGTACACTTCATGGTAACCTCCGGTTGAATGGGAGATTACCACGAAATATATTACTAATCAAACATCGCTTTTAAGCGACATCACCTCTGTTAACGTAATCGTTAAATTGCCAAGCGGTGAAGTAAATTATATCATTGTCAGCTCCCATAATGGCGCTACCAAGTGTTATGATAGCCATTGGAGGGTAGTCGATGATTGCGC